CACCAGTCAAGCCCGCCACAGGCCCAATTCGCACTACTGCGATCTAGTGGCGGGTTCCTACGTCCGTGTCCAGAGAGCACGGACCCCCCTCTACCGTGTGCCTTACCAAAGCACTTAACGGGTGGTTTCCCCGGTCACCTTCTAGTTCTACGTGCGGTGACGACACGTGGTTGTTTTCGATGACCCACGTGACAACCATTGTCGTGGGTTGCGGTCTACTTGCATGTGCAGGATAACCGAGCCTGCCTCACTTTCTCCGGCACCTGTTTACGGCCGCGAGAGCAGTGTGGTGTAGTATGACGTAACCGCGCTTTCAAGGTACGCGGCCCCACGCAGAACAGTCCTCCAACATGGCACGTCGGCCCCCAGACTCAAGGCAACACAGACCCAGGCGGATCTCCCTGTTAACTCTAGCGGATTAAGGTTCCAACACAATGTAAGCGCCCCCTGGAAGGTTGAGGTAGGTTTGCAGCGTGGCAGCCAGCTAGGGCTCACTCCGCTGCCACTGAGGGACCTACACCGTTCGGGTCCGAGACTAGGCGGTCGAAAGGTGCGCTGCTACCTCACGCACCAAACCGCTTCCGCCTCGGGATGCCTATCCAGCTTCTTCAAGACAATGTGCCTTTCCCAACTATCGTTCCTGCCACAAGAGGCAGCTAGAGTACAGGTTCCCGTGGCGACTGGCACGACGGGTCTGTGCGGTTGGTACCCTGCCCACACCGGTAATAGAGCCACCCTCAAGAGGTGGTTATGTGCCGATGCGCACCGTCCGGTTCACCTAAGCGTAAACCCATGCCAGACTATGAACTGCTGGCTTTCCCTTTACGTGGAAACACAACCGGAAACCCCTAAATGGTTCTCTAGAACTCTGGGTACCGTTTGCCATCCTTAACCCGGCCTGAAATAACTTCAACCACTAGGGCATTACCCTGTCGGCCCACTTACCGTAATCCCATTTAATCCACTAAAGGTGGGGCCTCCGACGGGTGCAGCAAGAGCCCACCTCCTGGACCCTAGCAGCGAAGTCACACCGCATCACTCAACGCCCGATTAACACCCCGGGTTAGGTGAGTACAC